GTGCAAACCGCAAACCCTGCAAACCTCGGTTTGCAGTCGGACGCTAGGCGAATGCCGCGCTCGCGCCCCCCGCATTGCGATTCGGGAAGGAAGGACCCCTTTTGCCTCGGGCCGCTCGCCGCGCCGTCACCGCTGTCCAGAAGATAGCTGAAATACTACCCCCGGATCGGCGAATCTGTTGCAGGGTCAAAAACCGCTCACTGCCGCTGATGCACACGCATTGCCGACCCCGCGCGCCAAATCACGCCAAATCACTACGCCGTGACGACGCCATTGAGTTGGTCGGTGACCGTCTGCAAGGCTCGCTGCCAGCGCCGCCATGCCGTCGTGCGGTCGCAGGCGAAGCGGATGGTGATGTCGCGCCAGCCGTAGCGCTTGGCGCGCATCCACACGAGGTGGCGCTGCTCGACCTCCAGCCACTGCACCCACTTCATCGTCTCCAGCATCCGCTCGATGGCGTCCGGCGTCGGAGGAAACGGTCGATAGACCGTCTCGTCGGCCGCGAAGGCTTCCCACTCCTTGCGCACGATGATCGGCCAGGTGTTGAAGTAGCCCTGCACACGCACGGGCGGCAGGCGTCGTCCGGTGCTGGCCGCCTCCTCGAAACGCGCGGCCACGTCTTCGATTGTCCAAGCAGCGCGACGGTCAGCCATGGTGTGCGCCTCCCTGTCCGTAGAGACGTTCGCCGATGCGCCGGACGAACTCGCGCTCGATGAAGTCCAAGCGTTCGTCGGCGGCGTTGACGACGAGGATGTGCTGGTCGCGCCAGCCACGTTGCTTCATCGCTTCGAGGTCGGTGGTCGCGGGCTGGAGGCGGCCCAAGGGGCAGCGATAGGTGGGTGTCGGAATCTTCATCTCACGCCTCCTGTTCCAGATCGTGCTGTGCGATGGCCCAATGCAGCAGCGCCAGCGCGTCGGCCTCGTTGTCGTCGCCGGGCGTGTGGCCACGCGCGCGGATCGCCGCGATCATCTCGTCCTTGCCCGCATTGCCCTTGCCGGTCGCCTGCTTTTTGATCGTGCCGACCGGAACACCTTGGTACGGGATGTTGTGATGCTCACACCACGCGGTCAGGTGTCCCATGAACCCGCCGTAGGCGTGCGCCGCATCAACACCAGCGTGCCGTCGAACTTCTTCGAAGAACACCGCGTTGATGTGGTTGCTGGCCGAGAGCAGTTCGTTGAGCCAGCGCTTGAAACGGAGGAAACGCATGCCGCCCCCCTCAAATCGCTGCGGCTTGAAGTGCTCCGTGCCGCTGGTGATAGTTCCGTCCAGGTGGAGCAAAGCCCACCCGGTGTGTGTGCCCAGATCAAGGGCCAAGATCGTCGTGTTCATCGTCGTGCTCCAGTTCGGGGGCGAGTGACGGATGCGACGGGTTCTCTGGAGAACAGCCTTTACGTGCGCGCACGCGTAGCGCGTCAATCAGGAAACCCGTCAAATCCGTCACTCGCCCGGATTGCTCAGTCATCTCGGCAGGGGTAGCCGTGGCTGTACGGCTTGGGCCTGAGGGCGATGCCCGTGATGCCACGTGCGCCCCCGGTCAGCCGACACTTTTCGAATTTGCGGGCCGCCATCAGTTCGGAGAAGCGCTTGACCGAGCCCACGTACTCACCCGCGCGCTCAGCCCATTCGCGCCAGTCGGCGAACAGTTCGGAAACGCCTTCGCGGTGGGTCTTGGCCAGCAGGCAGCGCTCTTCGATCCACTGCCCGAGCGCGTCCTCGGCCTCGAAATACTCCTCGGTCGCCGACACCACACTGGCGGGCGGCTTCAGGCCTTGGCGTTGCCAAAGGCTGCAGCCCTCGACTGCCCACGCCAGAATGCCGTCCCGCTCCTTGAGCAACTTCTCGGTCAGCCTGCCGTCACGCCGTTCGGGCGGGATCGTCACCGTGAACGGGATCAGGTGCAGTCGGCGCTTCATCGCCTCGTCCACGTTGCGGATCGATGGCTTGTGGTTGCCTGCGATCACCAACTTGAACTGCGGCACGTACTCGAAGAAGTCCTGGCGCATGAAACGCGCGGACACCTTGTCGCCACCGGTGATGGCCTTGACCTTGGATTCGTTCCAGCGCCGACCCTGTTCGGTTTCGATGGATGACACAAAGCGTGCGCCGCGCAGACCCGCCAGATCGGTCGGATGCCGGTCAGTGCGCGCCTCCATGAACGTGTCCATCGGCGCGTTGGCCGCGTAGTCGCCCAAGATGGTGGTCAGGACGTTGACGAACACCGACTTGCCGTTCGCGCCCGTCCCGTACAGAAAGAACAGCGCGTGCTCGCTAGTCACGCCCGTCAGGCAGTAGCCGACCATCAGTTGCAGGTAGGCCATCAACTCGGCGTCGCCGCCAGTGACGTCGGCCAGGAACGCGCGCCACGTCGGACTGTCGCCCTGCGGTGTGGCCGTGCTCACTTTGGTCATCCGATCATCGCGCCGGTGCGGTCGCATCCGGCCCGTGCGCAGATCAACCACGCCGCCAGGTGTGTTGAGCGCCCAGACGTCGGCATCCCACTCCTCGGCGGTGGAGGCGTGCTTGGGATCGGAGCGTGCGATTTTCTCGACGGACGAGATCGTGGCGGAGCTGGCTAGCTTGCCTTTGAGCCGAGGACTGTCCGCCTTGAGTGAAGCCATCCGGCAGATCCCGCGTGCCAGGTGAGACACGTAGAGCACCTGATCCGGATTCCAGCGCACGCCCGTCCAGACCAGCCATTTGCCCCACAGCGCGCAGTAGCGCCAGTCCTCGCCATAGCGGCGTGTGAAGGCCGAGGACAAGCCGTCCTCCGTAGTCCAGTCGACACCGGTCAGCAGATCCGGTGGTGGCGTCTCCTCGACCGATCGCATCACCGGCATCCGCTCGCCGACGGCGAGGAAGCCGCCCACATCGAAGCCTTCCGGGATGGCGTCGGCTGCATCCCATCCATCCGGTTTGTCATCGGGTGGCACCAGGATGGCGACCGTGGTTGCGCCCGCGTTCAGGATTGCTTGCGATGCACGGTCAGCGTAATCCCAGCCTGGCGCGTCCCGGTCAGGCCAGATCAGCACGGATTTGCCCGCCAGCGGCGACCAGTCGGTCTTATCGACGGGAGCGTTTGCGCCATGCATGGCCGTGGTTGCCACCACGCCGATGGCGATCAGGGCCTGCGCACACTTCTCGCCCTCGACCAGCACAACGTGACCAGCGGCAGCCAGCCCCGGCTGGTTGTACAGCGGGCGCGGATCGGGCGGAGTCATCTTGCGCCGCTTGGCATCCCACGGCCGGAACTCCTTCTTGCGCCCGGGTGGGTCGTAGCGGTACACGACCGCAATCAGTTTGCCGGTGGCATCGAAGTAGTCCCACTTGGCCGTGGCCGGGCCGAGATCATCAACCGGAGCTTCCTTCTTGGCGCGGCGTACCGGCACTGATCGCGAACGACCGAGCAGATCAGCTGCCTCGTCGAGCACCCGGGGAAAGTCGGTGTGGACGTTGGCCCCGAGGTAGGCGGCGATCAAGGCAAAGATGTCACCGCCATCGCCCGTGGCACGATCCGTCCAGAGACCAGCCTTGTCGCCTTCGAGTACCACCTCAAGGCTGTCGCCCGGGCTGCCCAGGATGTCCCCGATCAGAAACTTGCCACGACGCTTCTTTCCTGCCGGAAACATCGTGGTCAGGACTGATTCCATCCGTGCGATCAGTTCAGTGCGAATCTCGTCCCGCTCGCTGTCATTGACGTTGCGCCGGCCCGTTTCTCCCGGTGGTGATGTGTCATTGAAATCAAGCATCGGCACCACCCTCGTGTGACGTCTGCTGCGCAGCGATCCAGGCTTCCAGCTCGTTGGGTTTGAAGCGAACCAGTTTGCCGACGCGGTAATGCGGAATGCGACGCTCCTGTCGCTCCTTGGCTTGAGAGAGCCAATACGACGGCAGATTGAACATCAGTGCAGCCTGGCGCACGTCGATCAGCTGCTCGCCCAGTACGTGATTCAAATTCGAGGTATTCATGCTTGTGTCCTCCAGCAGCGGTCTTGCCACGCGCACATCCGGCATTCAAAGTGGGTCGAGTCATGGAAGGCGCGCGGCAGGAGCTCTCCCGCCTCGGTCGCCGTGATGACCTTGACCGCCCGATCCGACATGCGTTGGGCCAGTGCTGCGTCAAAGGGCACGAGCTCGGTGTAGATCTCCATCGTGTCGGCGTTGAGTGCCGTGAAGATCGCCGGGTGCTCGTGCAGTTCGAGATAGGCTTGGTAGATCGCCACTTGCGCGGCGTAGACGGGCTTGGAGAGAGTCAGGCCCTTCTTGTCCAGATCGCTCCAGGACTTGTTGCCGAGACACTTACATTCCCAGAGCGCGGGATAGGTGAAGCCCTCGGGGCCGCCGACGATGACGCCGTCGATGTGGCCCTGCAGGCGGCCATC